CTACTTCTTACCGTTAATAGGTGGGTAACAGATGCTGAGTGCAGGCAGTACATTCTCAGGCAGGCTTATGAAGAATCTCTCCATAATTGGACAGTGGTAACGTGTTGCGATAGCTACAACTTAAAAATTTCCGAAGTCTATGAGGCTTATCTCAATATACCCTCCATCAGGGCTAAAGATGACTTCTTAATGAGCGTAACCACAGACGTTAACCATCAGGATTTTTCCACAAAAACAACAGAGGGTAAAAGGGAGTTTATGCGTAATTTAGTCACCTATTATCTTTTAGCTGAAGGAACATTTTTCTTTAGTGGTTTTGCAATGATACTAGCCCTCGGCAGACAAAACAAACTCCCCGGATTATCAGACCAAATCAGATACACTTTGCGTGACGAGACCTTACATATTCAATTTGGAACCTATCTAATCAACACAATAAAAGAGCAATACCCAACGGTGTGGACAAAAAAGTTTGAAGAAGAGACGGTAGAACACATCAAAAAAGCAGTAGAACTAGAAATAGCCTACGCGCACGATGTTCTTCCACGTGGTATCCTTGGTTTAAACGCTGATATGTTTGTAGATTACATGCAATATATCGGCAACAGGAGACTCGAAGGAATTGGTATTAATTTTCGCTTCGATAGCGACAAAAACCCATTCCCTTGGCTCTCTGAAGTTATTGATGCGCAAGCGATGACTAACTTTTTCGAAAGAAAAGTGAAGGATTACCAGAGTTCTGGGACCCTTGAAGATGATTTTTGATGAATGAAGTTGAATCATATACGTCAGAACTTTTTAATATGAAAAGAACACTAACATTACTAACAGCGGTAACCTTGTGTGCCGCAGGGTGCACAAGCACAATGACCCTTGGCAGCAAGGCTAATGAATCAGACATCGTAGGTGGAAAAATCAGCACCAGCGAAATTGAGGTAACCTTGCCATTAGTTAAAGCGGAAGTAAAAACTATTTCTTCCCCTACCGACAAGAAAAAGAAGAAGTAAAACTGTACTCATAAACTTCTTCACAACACCCCCCTAGGCTTTAGCTTAGGGGGTCTTTTTAATATAATATACGTCCACGTATATCCTTAATAGGTAACAACCCAAACCAAGAAATTACCCTATTATCTCCGATAACCCACACGAACCCCTTCTGAACGGTCATCAGTTGCTCGTCCGCAAACTTAACCACGTCTTCACCTATGTTTGGTCCGCTCCAATACTTTAAGTTAACATCATTATCATCTACAAGATAAAATGTTATCTTACCATTCCCGAAAGGGTCTTGTAATTTTTCTCCATTTAAATATATAATTCCCCCCTTGAGCTCCACGGTGTCACCGGGTAGACCTATAACCCTTTTACTTAAATTTTCTTCTTCGCTCTGATCCCTAACAAGAACCTTATCAAACCTCCGAGGACACCAATCTGACCCCAGAGACCTCCTTCTCTGCGCGAGAACCCACTCCCCATCCTCGAAGGTCGGGGACATACTTTCTCCGTCGGTTTTAACAAATTGATAATTGTAACTGAAAGGTGCCATCAATAGTAGTGATAAAATGATCACCCTAGATGGTTTATTTTTTAGTATGTTTCTTAACATATTTGTTTACCAAAAGCCTAGCTCCAAGAGCTATACATAATAATAATATAGCCCACAGCAATATAGGACTAGAGTAATTACCATCATTTGCTATCGTGGTAGGAACGTTAGAAGAAGGGTCAACAGGAGCAAGTTCACAAGGCCCTGCAATTTCCGGTTCATCAGAACAACCAAATATCTTCTTAACGCTTCTACAACCGGTAGATAATACAATTAAACTACTAAGTAAAACAAAGTTTTTAATTTTTATATAAGTATTCATATTAATAATGTTATAATATTTAAAGCTAAACTAATTCCAAGAGCAGAAGCTAAAGCAATAATTATACAGTATTCTTTAGTTAACATTAAGGATTGTTCTCCAACTCTTTTTTTTCTAGGCATTTTCATTTTTAGGTTTGAGTCTTTCGCGCTGTACAGCCACCAGTTGCCCGACTTATCTTGTACTGCCCATTCTTTTTCTATACCTTTCCACCACCTCGCGTTCTCGTTGAGAATCTTCATGCCCTGTCCTTAATATCTTCTGTCCATTTGTCAGGATCAATGGGCGTTTTAGGGCTTAAATACTCTAATCTTTCAATAAGTTTCTTAATAACGTCAGACTGCATTTGTATAAATTTCTCAGCCCCTACAAGGTTATTTTTTTGTTTTAACATAACCCCATTAGCGATTTCGATATAAGATTGCTGCGATCCGGTAAGACTTCTATAGTTCTGTACGTCCGCATTTAGATTAATATTATCATCAAGAATTTTAATCATTTTAGTTTCATAAGATATGTTATTAAGAAATATTAAGCCCATAAAAACAAGCGAGGTTATACAAATAGAATAGACCGCCGTAGAACGATCGACCAACCAATCAACAACGTTAGATATTTTACCACCAAGAAAACGAAATACACCCATACTATTCATTACACACCTGAATAAAAATTACATTTATTTAATAAATAATATTATTTATTTAAGAAAAGAAAGAAAGAAAACCCGGTGTAATATACAAATATGAAACTTCACAACTGTTTAAATTGGCTCAAGGGAAAAGCCCACACCGCGTGGGACCACCTCAAAGGCCATCTAAAATGTGTACACACTTGGAAGGGATTAGCCCTTCTTTCCGTCGCCGCCCTAGCTTACTTTGACAACCCTGTATGGGATTGGATGATTACTTGGGGTGCAGTAATCTTGGCCTTGCTAGGACTACACACGCTACTGAAACACAGAGGCTAAAAAAACCCACCAACTTTCTTAAATAACACGTGTAATTAGAGGTATGGAACTCCAAACCCTTGTCAACGTATCGGTCTGCATCATCACGCTTATGGGTGGCTGGGTATTCAAAATGATACTAGGCCACATAAACGAAATCAAAAAAGAACACACAGACTTAATGAACAAACACGGTCGTGACATGGAAAAAGAAGCGGAAAGAAACGGTATGATATTAGAAAAACACACCGCCCTTGCGCTTTCTCTCCCAGAAAAATACGTATCTAAAGAAGACTTCAAAATGTTTTCCGAACGAATGAATGACAGATTTGACAGGCTAGAAGAGAAAATCGACAGACTGGCAAAATAATTGTTGCTTTCTCCTAAAAAGAAGCTATAATGTCTATGTGATAAAACTAGAAAACGTAACCCTTCTAGGAGTAGACTGCGTTGATTTAGACCGACTCGTAAGAGCAGCCGACGTCTCCTCCCTAGGTATAGAATTTGGTCAAGTCAAACTCCTAAGCGACAAAGAATCTAATGACCCAAGAGTTGTCGGCATAGACCCCATTACAGAAAAAAAAGATTATGATAAATTCATTATCGAAAAACTAAATGACTACGTAACGACAGACTACGTACTACTCATACAGTGGGACGGCTTCGTGCTCAACCCGAAAGCTTGGGATGATGAATACTTAAAGTACGATTTCATTGGAGCTCCTTGGCCAAACGGAGAAATAGGCAACGGTGGTTTTAGCTTGAGAAGCAAAAAGCTTCTGGAAGAGTGCGCGATACTCGCAAAAGAAAACGAATTAGAATACGGCGGAGACGTAAAGAACCAAGAAGACGTAATCATATGTCACACCTATAAGATATACTTAGAGTCGCGTGGAATAACCTTTGCGCCAGTTTCTTTAGCTAAGAAGTTCAGTATTGAAGGAAACAACGAAAACAAGAGGCTCTGGACCCACCAGCTTGGTTTCCACGACTTTAAGCAAACAAATATACAGCTATTCGTTGCACCGAACCCCGATTTTAACTTCACCACCTTCTATAAATACAGTGATAAAGGCGCACCGCCACCGATAGACAAGAAAACCATATTCTTAAATTTTGTAGAGTCTTTCTCCAGCCAAAACGTTTGTGTTCTAGCAGACAACAGCGAAGAAGACTCTGTAGATTTTTTAAAATCTTACTGCTTAGATGAACTATGGGAAACTAATTTAGGCAACGCTGAAGCACACGTCTTTCTCTTGGATAAGGCCAAAGAACTTCCGGAAGATCATATTGTTTATTTCTGTGAGGACGATTACGTGCATATAGCTGGAGCCAAATTCCTACTAGCAGAAGGATTAGATAAGGAAAAGAACGGTGACACGCTAGCAGATTACACCACACTCTACGATCATGCAGACAAGTACGTTAACAACGGACCCAACCCGGCGGTAAAAAATGGAGGCGAAGAAACCAGAGTGGTGCTGGGGAGAAACAGCCACTGGAAATACACGGATTCAACAACCATGACCTTTGCAGCAAAGGTCAAAACAATTAAAGAAGATTATGATGTTCTCAAGAAATATTGCACAACACATGCTAAAGACGGAAAGACCAACTCTTTTGAAATGTTCAAGGAGCTTAGAGAAAAGAAGGGGCGGAAGGTTGCTAGCAGCTTGCCAGCGCGCTCCACCCACTTATGCCCAGCGGGCATGGAATCTCCGTACTTTCCTTGGCAAAGGATATTAAACGTAGAAAAGCTTGACTCCTAAAAAAGATCCTTTAGACTTAGGTAAGTGGCCTACAATAACAAGAAAATAAAAAACAAATACCAACTGCTGGTATGGTTATTCTTAGCGAAACCCCTCGACTGCACTTGGCCTAAAGAAGTTAAGATCGCAAAAACATTACTTTCGAAATACCCAGATCTAAAATTTTGGAGGTCACTAGACCTAGGGTACAAGCTCAATTCCTTAGCTTACTTTTTGTCAGAGAAAGGGAAAGCCTTACTGTACAATAAAAATAAGTTTTACAAAAAAGAAAAAGATGTTAAGCTAAGAGAAGCAAAGACCTACAGCCTAGAACAAAAGAAATTAGGTGAAGATAAAAAAACGCCTAATAAAAAATTAAAATTATTGGAATTTATTAATCATGGGAAGAAAGAAAAAAACTGAAACAACCTCAGATACGTCTCCACTAAACCAAATTCAAGCTTACCTAGAGCAAAACAAAGGAGATCATTATAACTTTGAAGAGGAAAGGCAATACACCGTGTCTAGCGGAAGTCTTTTACTGGATATTGAAATGGGTGGAGGAATTAAACCCGGGGTTGTCCGTGCGTCGGGAGTTACAGAGGGTGGTAAAACCTCCTGCGGGCTAGCATTTGCTAAAAATTTCCAAAAGATGGAGAACAGTATGGTCATCTACATAAAAGCGGAAGGCCGATTGTCCGACGAAATGATAGAACGCATGGGCATAGACACGGATGAGTCCAAATGGTTTGTTTTTAAATGCAATGTTTATGAGACCGTCATAAATATGATGAGGCAGCTAGTCAAAGACAATCCGGAGAACTATAAATATATGTTTATAATAGATTCAATGGACGCTTTAATTCCTAGAAACGATCTAGAAAAAGGATCTGAAGAAGCCTTAAAGGTTGGGGGCGGGGCTCTCCTTAGCTCAGATTTTCTCAGAAGGATGGCGTTAGGCCTAGCAACCAGAGGTCACGTATGCTACATGATATCTCAGGTTAGAAGCACAATTAAAATTAACCCTTACGAAAAGACCAACCCCCAAGTGACGAACGCCTCAGGAGGAAACGCCGCGCTTCACTACAGCGATTGGATTTTAGAATTTCAACCAAGATACTTAAAAGATTTGATAACCACCCAACCCGCAGGCAAAGGAGACCAGCAGGGGCATTGGTGTAAAGTTGTCTTTAGGAAAACGCCAAACGAAAAGACGGGCAGATCAGTCAGATACCCAATTAGATACGGGAGAAAAAATGGCAAAAGCATCTGGGTAGAAAAAGAAGTAGTAGACATGATGCTCGCGTGGGACATGGCCACGGCAAAAGCCGCGTGGGTTACTGTAGCTGACGAACTAATCGAAGAAGTTAAAAGTGAAACCGGCCTCGAATTAAAAAAACAACACCAAGGGACAGACAACCTTAGTAAATATTTTGAAGAGAACAAGGAGATAGGTAAATATCTTTTTAACAAATTCAGAGAAGTTCTCAAAAAGGCATGAGACTATTAAACATAAACGGAAAAACTGTAAGTAAGAATGTCACAAAGTACCTCATAGATTGGAGAAAAAAATCACGATCTAAAGTCCAAACAAAAGTAAAGAGATTCCTGCAGGCTTATTGGAAGAACCAAACGGTCTACGAAGAGTTCCCAGTTTTTGGTTCTAGGATGAAGGTAGACTTCTTGAATGCCACACTTCAATTGGCGATAGAAGTTCAAGGAGTGCAACATCGCAAGTTCAACCCCTTCTTTCACTCCAACTCTCGAACCAAATTCTTAAGCTCAATCAAAAGAGATTTAGAAAAAGCGAACTGGCTCGAAGAAAATAATTTCAAGCTCGTCGAAGTAGAAGAAGGACAAGTCAACGATCTCTCGAAAGAGTTCTTCGAAAAACAATTTAAGATTAAACTATAGTGTTGACTTAAAATAAAATTTCCTTATCCTTCTATTAAGAAAGATAATCAATGGATTCCATTTATTCTATTCAAATTGAAAAACACGTTCTAGGCGGCTTAATAAAAATCCCAGCAGCTTTTGCAGACGTGGAGAGGTACATCTCAGACAAAGACTTCATAAACGAAGTACATCAAACGGTCTTTAGAGTCCTCAGAGAAACCCTTCTTGAGAAAGACAAGGTAGACACAGTTATTCTCGCTGAAAAAATAAAAAATATAGGCATTTCATTTAAAGATGATATTAATATTCACGAATACCTTGAAGCAATTTCGTTTAGTCAAATAACATATGCCGCTATCATAGAAGCGTCTAGAGAACTAGCTAAACTTACAGCACGCCGAGAACTGTTTCACAAATGTCATGAGATCGCAAAATACATAAAAGATAATGGCGGAGAAGATATAGACAAAATAATCTCAACAGTAGATGAACTGTATGGGGAACAACTAAATAAATACGAGCTCGATTCGGAACCGATTAATATCTTTGAAGGAATGTCTGACAACATTGAAGAAACAGGCAACAACCCCCAAGACGATTCAGGTTTTACCACCCCACACCCTGAATTTAACAGGCTATACGGAGGCCTAAGGCCCGCAAACCTATACGCCATAGTTGCTCGTCCGGGACAAGGAAAAACCACTTGGCTCAATCACATATGTTATGAAGCTTCTAAAATGAATAATATTCCAGTATTAATCTTGGACACGGAAATGAGCTCAACAGACATCCAGTTTAGAGTTGCATCTTCCCTCTCGGGTGTACCTTTATGGTACTTGGAAACAGGCAACTGGAGAAAAAATCCAGAGCTCATGGAAAAGGTGCGCTCCTCTCTACAAGGGGTTAATAAAGAAAAATTATTCCACCTATTTGTAGGTAACAAGAACATCGATCAAATATGCTCAATGGTCAGGAGATGGCATCTGGCAAACGTGGGTAGAGGCAACCCATTCATACTTGGGTATGATTATATCAAATTAACGGGAGAAAAGGTTGGGAATAACTGGGCAGAATACCAAGCTATTGGAGATAAAATCGACAAACTAAAGAAGCTGTCCGAAGAACTAAACTGTCCGCTTGTCACCGCAATGCAGATGAATCGCTCCGGAGAAAACTTCAACAGACGAGGAGGCTCAGTCGTAGACGACAGTTCTGCCATCTCCCTGTCGGACAGATTACAATGGTTCGCTTCTTTCGTTGCAATTTTCCGCAGAAAAACAACAGATGAGATAACGGAAGACGGTGAAGAATTCGGCACCCACAAACTAGTTCCGTTAAAAACTAGGTTCCAAGGTAGAGATGCCGCAGGGCATCACGACTTGGTTCGCAGAAGATTTCAAGACGGTTCTGAAAAATGGGTGAACAATTACCTAAATTTTAGTGTAGAAAACTTTGGGGTAACAGAACGCGGTTCCCTCAGAAATGTTGTTGACAGGATCAACGAACAGTATATCTTGGAAGGCGAAAACCCTGCGGATGGTGAAGTATTATGACCGACTACAAAGAAATCCTTCAGGAAATGGGCTATAATAATATTATAGATAACGGAAGAGAACTAAGGACGAAGCCCATATACAGAGACTCAAGCAGCAACACAGTACTGAGTATAAGAAAGGACACGGGGCACTTCATTGATTTTAGCAAGCAAATCAGCGGCTCATTCCCTCAGTTAGTTAAGCTGTCTTTAGGTTTTAAGACCTTTGATGAAGCAAACTCCTTTTTACAAAACAAAATTCACAGCCCTGCAGAGGTCATCCGTAAGCCAGAGGTTAAAAGCCTCAAAGTATTCCCTAATAGCTATCTGAATAAGCTTATACCGGACAATAAATACTGGATATCTCGGGGAATTAGCGAACAAACGTTAAAGATTTTTGAAGGAGGAGTAGTTAAGAGTGGAACAATGGCTGATAGATACGTTTTCCCTATTTTTAGCTCTAAAAAAGAATTAATCGGAGTCTCTGGGCGTTGTATCTTAGACGAGAGAAACGATTCGCGCCCCAAATGGAAACACAGAGGAACAAAATCCCTTTGGAAATATCCATTGCAGGTAAATTATAATAATATAAAAGAAGCGGGACAAATTATCCTCGTTGAAAGCATCGGAGACATGCTGTCCCTATGGGAGGCTGACGTAAAGAACGTGGTAGTTACTTTTGGTTTAGATGTGAGCGCAGAACTCATCAGCTTATTCTTAAAGATCGATCCAAGTAAAATTTTTGTGTCATTTAATAATGACGAATCCAATAATAGAGCAGGGAATAAAGCGGCAGAAAAAGCCAAAATCAAACTTAATAATTATTTTGATAAACATCAAATTTTAATTAGTTTACCCGACGAAAAAGACTTCGGGGAAATGTCTACTTTGGAGATTGAAAAATGGACAAAAAAGATAGAGAGTTGCTAGAAATAATTAAAGATCTCAAACCTCACAAGAACACAATAGAAAAAGTCCTAGACCAAAGAATAAGCGAGCTAGAGTGGAATTCTTTTAGATATTTTAAGGGAGAAGAATGGACTCACCACGGTAAGAAACAGCACAATAAGGTTATTGAAACAAAAAAAATCAGAAACCTGATAAGCCATCTCCTCTACGAAGAAGAAAAATAGCTTGCAAAATAATAAAACTAGCGTATACTACGGAATATGAGATATGGCTTATGGAAAGCACGGCCAACTAATTATCACTTTATGCAATTCGAAGGAAGAAATTATATCAACGGAATGTGGGACGCAACCTCCGACATGTACTCCGAGATAAACCCTGCGACGGGAAAATATCAGGGGGCCTTCCCCCTCACAGGGGAAGAGACAGTGCTAAAAGCCGTTTCGGCTGCACGAAACGCTTTTCACAGATGGAAAAAAGTTAGCAGATTTGTCCGCTCAGACTACATGTACAAGGTTGCTCAGATTATTGAGCGCAGACGAGAGGAATTAGCTACGGTTATATCCCTAGAGACAGGCAAGAACTATAACGAAAGCATTGCAGAAGTAAACGAAGCTCTTCACATGGCACAATTTGCCTTTGGTTCTGGTCGGTATTCTCATGGAGAAGCGGTATCTTCCGAAATTGAAGATAAAGACGCGTACATGTTAAGGAAACCCAAGGGTGTGATAGCAATCATTTCTCCCTTTAATTTTCCCCTAGCTATAGGAGCCTATTGGTGTGCCGCTCCAGCTATAGTAGAAGGAAATACTGTAATTATAAAGCCCAGCGAAGATGCTCCCATGTCAACACAGCTTGCGGTAGAAATTTATGAAGAAGCAGGTATCCCTAATGGAGTAGTTAATCTTGTGCATGGGGAAGGCGAAACAGGGGATGCGTTGGCTCGTGCGGATGTTGACCATATTTGCTTCACGGGTAGTGCTGTGGTAGGAAAGCACATTAGAAAAGTTGCCGCAGACAGTTGGCACAAAACTACATCTTGTGAAATGGGTAGCAAGTCTGCTTGTGTAATTTTTGATGACGTTGAATCTAGGCTCACCTCAGAAGCAGCCATAGCTAGTGCGTTTAAACTTTCTGGACAACGGTGTGTTTCTTCTAGCAGAATGATAGTACAAAGAACGATCTTTGATGATTTTGCAAAACGTTTCGCGGATAAAGCTTCAAAATTTAAAACAGGAAACCCCTTTAAGAAAGTTATCTCAACGTCAGGTACTCCTGACGCCATTGGTTGGGTAGACTACGTGCCAGACGAAGCAATAGACTATGGCCCGATAATCAACAAGCAGGGGTTCGACAAAGTACAACACTATAATGAAATGGTATTAAAGGATCCAGAAGCAGAGGTTATTCTTGAGCCAACCTATACAATCGATGGTAGTTCTTACTACAGCACACCCATGGTGTATAAAACCGAATGGAGGGACGTGGAGTACCTAAAGAACGAAGTCTTCGGGCCACACGTTGCCGTCATCCCCTTTGATACGATTGAGGAAGCAATCAGAACCTACAACGATACAGAATATGGCCTTGCGGTTGGAA